GTGAGCTACACGGCACAGATCCGCATCAAGCGCGACGGAGTGCAAGTCTACCAAGAGAGCCAGACCTTCGCCCGAAAACAGGCTGCTCAGGCTTGGGCACGCAAGCGTGGGTCGGAGCTGGATGAACCTGGTGCAATCGAGCGCGCAAACCGCAAGGGCGCCACGCTGAAAGATATGACCGATCGCTACCTGGTCGAAGTTGAGAAAGCCAAGCCGCTGGGTAAGACCAAGCGCGCCACACTTAATGCAATTGGCGAGACTTACCTGGGCAAGTTGACCGATACGGATATCAACACCCAGTGCCTAGTCGATTACGCACTTTGGCGAATGAGCGGAGAGGGCGGAGGTGTTCAGCCACAAACCGCTGGCAATGACCTGGCGCACCTGGGCGCAGTGCTGGCAATTGCCAAAGACGCATGGGGCTACCAGGTCGACCCGCTCGCCATGGGCGGTGCCCGGCGTGTGTTACGCAAGCTGGGCTATAACCTGAAAAGCCGTGAGCGTGACCGCCGGCCGACGTTGGATGAGCTAAGACGGGTGCTGACGCACTACCAGGACATGCAAGTGAGGCGCCCTACTGTCATAAATATGCTGAAGGTCGTGGGTTTCGCCCTGTTCTCCACGCGCCGGCTCGATGAAATAACCCGAATTCGCTGGGCAGACATAGACGAGGCCGGCCAGCGTGTCCTGGTGCGTGACATGAAAAACCCAGGGCAGAAGATCGGCAACGATGTTTGGTGTTACCTGCCGGACGAGGCGTGGCACATCCTCCAGACGATGCCGAAGGCCGGTGACAATATATTCCCCTACAGTCCTGAATCTATCTCCACGTCCTGGACGAAAGCTTGCAAGTTTCTGGAAATCCAGGACCTGCACTTCCACGACCTTCGGCATGAAGGTATCAGTCGCCTCTTTGAAATGAGCTGGGACATCCCGCGTGTGGCCAGCGTTTCCGGCCATCGGGATTGGAATTCGATGCGGCGATACACCCACCTGCGTGGCAAGGGGGACCGCTATTTGGGATGGGAGTGGCACGACAAAATATTGAGGGCGCCCGTCCAACTGGGCGCCGCGTCAATGAAATGGCTCAAAAGGCGTGTTTTAACCCGTTGATCTGGCTGTGCTCTTTAACTGCTGCCGCGCGTTGCAAGTCCAGGTACGCGGCCAGGTCGGTGAGGTGGACGCCCCTGGCCGACTTCTGGCTGGGCTCCAGGCGGGTGATGGGCAACTTGATCTGACCGCTCATCACCTTGCGCTGGAACATGTCCGGCGTCAGGTGCGTGAAGTAGTCACGGCACACCACCTCCAGCGAGATAATCGCCTGGCCGTCGTACTGAGCCATCAGGATAAATGCTGTGTTCATGACTATCCTCATAGATGCGTGTAACGACACCGTTTTTTCTGCTTGGCTGCTTCACGCTCTGCCATAAATGCAGCCCATTCCGCCGTCTTGCTCTGCTGGCGTATTCGACTACACGCCTCGTGCTTTCCCTTTGAGCGGGCTTTGCCGCAGATATCGCAGCGGCTGGGCAAGTCCAGCCGGTAACCGGCTAACGGCGGGCGGGTGCGAGGGCCTGAACTCATCGCTGACCCCTCATAAACATTTTTGTCAGCGCATTGGGCTGGCCGTCGGGTGTCAGCTTGTCCAGGGGTTGAGTAACATTCCGGCCGTTGGCAGTGCGTAGTGTGGCGACGTTGCCATAAATTCCTTCAATCACACCTGTACGAGCGCTGAGGCGGTATGCCCGACCACCGCCGCTTATTGCGACGTAGCTGACCGTGTCGCCGACAACGAGCGGGGTTGTGGTAGCCTCTGCGGTGCCGCCTTGGGGTTGATTCACTTGCATGGTGCTTCTCCTTTGGGTGGTCGGTGTCGAGGGGTTGCAGCCCCTCGGCACCACCTTCTTACTGGCTTTCGCCAGTTGTTTTTTGCTTGCGCACCAGGTGCACAAGCACATTTTCAAGTTCGGCAACCTCTTCGGTTTCTGTCTGCCACAGCAGGACGGCGACGATTTGTTCGGGGCTGCACTCCAGCACCAGAATTTCAAAATCGGTTGCCGCGCTAACTTCCAGAATTTTGACCAGGTCGTCAGGCGCATAGGCCTCGGCGTGAATGACTTTTGAGCTTTCCCCAAACCAATCCCTCAGCTCTTCGATATGTCTGTGACGGTTCGTTGCGCCGTTTTGGCCGCCGCTTGCGATGACTTGTACGTGCATGGTGCTTCTCCTTTGGGTGGTGTCAGACGTTGCAGCGCCTGGCGGGTATTGCTGTTGATCAGTCAGGCTTGGAAGTGCCAGCACTTCACGATGGGTTGTTTCGTGACGACGGCGTTGGTCTTGCTGGCCTGGTGAGCCCGTACCGCGCTGTCAGTCGCCTTGTTGACGTCGAGTAGCTTCCGCGAGCGGGAGTCCTTCAGGCGTTCGCGCAGCTCGCTGACGTCGGCGATTTTTTGTCGGTTTTCTGCCGCGCATTTCACGAAGTCGTTGAGGTTGATGGCGATGACGTGGTCTTTCTTGCTGTGGTTGACCACCGGGCCATCGGCGTCGAGACCTTCCAGGTATTCGTAAACTTCCCAGAATTCAGCAACTACCGGATGGTCGGAGCTGATCGAGGCCTGACGCTCAATCGCCATGCGAATGATCTGCGAGCGGGTATGCTCGACCTGTGCGTCGGTGAGCGGGACCACCATGCACAGGCAGTCCAGCAGGGCGAGCATTTGGGCGTGGTTCTTGTTGATCCGCTCCACGCGGATGTAGCCGCGCAGCTTGTTGCCGCAATGGCGACATTCGCTGTGCTCGTCTTTGAATGGGGTGTCGCAGGCAAAGCAGTGGGAATGCAGGTTGCGCAACTTCGCTTCGTAGCCCGCAACCCGCTGGCCGAACAGTTCCATCACCTCCAGCTCTTTGCGCACGGCCTGCAATACAAAGTTGCTGAGTTTCGAACCTTCCAGCGCATTGAGCCGATCTGCCGCCGCACGGCTTTCAGCGGTGACGTTGGGTCGCACGAAGTGCAGTTTGACGATGCGGGTCATGATCGCCTCTGAAGCCACTACAGGGGCGTTCTGGCTGATGGCGATGGTGCCTCGAAACGGCGGTTCGTAGGTTTCGTTACCTGCGGTTTTCACGCCCTTGGTCGCCAGGGTGCCGCCGCCGTAGTAATCCTTGAGTTCGTCCCATTCGAAGGTTTTGGCATGGGCCTTGTCGTCGCCGCTACGGTCCGATTCCAGTAGCACGATGGGCATCCCGGAGACCTGGCCCATCAAGCGGCTGCGGCCGGCCTTGGTGGATTTGGACGGGTCAAACCCTTCGTATCCGTCGCGCCCCGCGAGTTTCCATAGCAGCGTGAGCAACGTGGTCTTGCCGGCGCCGGCCTCGCCAGTGGCCTCAAGGAAAGGAAACGACTGGTACCGGCCGCGGATCTGTTCGGCGAACAGCGAGCCAAACCAGAAGGTCAACGCCACGATGCCCTGGGCACCGAAGCACTGCCACAAAAGCCCAAGCCATTGGTCATCGTATTTTTTGCCATCCTTCTCCAGATCGATCTTCACACCCTTTTGTAGAGTCTTGAGCTTCAACTTGCCCATCTCAAAAAACTCTTCCTCATTGATGTGAATTACCTGGCCCTCGCGGATGGCGACGTCGTTGAAAACGTAGCAGTGGTATTCCTTGCTGTAGCCCACATAGTCGATGGTCTGAACTGTCTTGATGCCGAAAAGCTGGTCTTTCATGAGTTTGTCTAATTGCTGTCCACTGCCGGTGAACACGGCTCCGGCACCCATGCCGAGAAGTCTTTTCTTGAATTCGCTGGCAGCGGCGACCTGACCACCCGTGAAGGTGTTTCTCACTGAACCGCCGTCGTGCGGGAAGTCGACGCGGAAGAAGTACCAGGATTCGTCGGTAATCTCGTTGCGCTGGAAATAGAGGGCTTTGGGGTAGCAGTTGGCGATCTCGACGACGCAGCCGGCGACGCTCAGTGCCTTCTCCCGAAGCTGCTTTTCATTGAGTGTTTGGGCTTCGTGGCCATCGCTCTTTTCGAGGGCCTGCTTGGCGCTGTTGTATTTCGCCAAGTCCAATTTCCACCAGTACAGGCGGGAGTCGAAACAGAAACCGCAACTTCTTCACTTGAGTGTCTGTAGTATGCGATTTCGAGTTAAGTATGGAGGTCAGAGGCGTATTTTTTTTCCAATGGTTATGGGATTTCTCATAGGTGCGTTTTCAATATTTTTCCTATCTTTAGCAATCTTGGCTTTTGCTTCAGATCTTTCGCAGATGATAAGCCCCGTGGTTGTTGCCCTATTGAAAGACGTAGGTGGCCCAGTAGCTGCTGGTTTTGGAGGCGCTATCGCGGGTGCGGTATGCTCTTACGTTTTTCAGAAGAGAACTGAAAAAGAGAAAGAAAACAAAGCTGATATTTCTACGATTCATAAAACTTGGGTTCGTTTGATGATGCAAGTGAACGAGCTTTACTCAATAAAGAAGTACAATATTTTTCCTAGTCTTGATCATCCTGCGAGATTTATAGATATATCTAAGTTGCCAAGCAATGCTGGAGTTGTTGATCGGGTTGATCCGCGAATGATTGACATCGCGCTCTCGGTGAAGGACGCACGAGCGATAGATGTTCTTTATCTCGCCGATGCAAGGTATAGGGCCTGTTTTGAAAACTTCGCCAATAGAAATGAGGGGTTGGATGAGTACAGATCTACTCTGAAAAGCTCAGGTTTAGGGCGCGTGGGAGGACACAGCCTTGATGAGTTGAAAGACGCGGTAGGTGTAGGGCAATTAGTCGCGATTCATGTAATGACAGAGCAAATGATCGAGATCTTAGATGAGACACTTAGTACATTAAGGAGCGCTATGGACGTGATTACTGTGCTCGTGAATAAAAAGTACAAAGGACAAGGTGTGCTGAGCTTGAAGATGGATATTAAAAAAGACAATGAGTATTTAGTGACATCTCCAGTTCCACACTTTACTGTTGATTCGTTGAAAGAGTATTTAATGCGGAACGACGAAATAAAATGAGGGAGGAGGCCTATTTGTGATTTGTCTAATATGCTCTAATGTTATTTGATTTTTAATATGATTTCAGGACCTTGGTTTCGTACGTTACCAACTGAAACTGCAACAGGGAACCACTCAAAGGCCTCTGCTGGCTCGCCCTGGTGCAACACCATCTGCTCGGCACGTTCCTTGGGCGTTGCCGGGTCCAACCATTCGCGGGCCAGGTCCGGGGTCAACACCACGGGCCTTCTATCGTGAATGTCCACCATGCCGCCGGCACTGTCGGCGGTGATAATCACGAACCCATCATGCTCGCCTGGCCCCTCATCGGAGTCAGGTAGCTGGCCGATGGATGCACATAGCACCGGCGCGCCATCCCGTCTACGGATCAGGTAGGGCTGTTTTTTTGGCCCGCCTTCATCCACCCATTCAAACCAGTTATCTATTGGCGCGATTGCGCGATGCGGCCAGATCGAGCGGAAGAACGGCCCATGAGCGACCTTCTCAACTCGGGCATTGATTGGCGCGGCTCGGTCCTTTGCCCAGTGCGGTCGCCAGCCCCAGCGCACTGGGTCGGCGTGCAGCAGCTCGCCCTGCAAATGCAGTAGTGCAACCAGGGTCATAGGGGCGACGTTATAGCGGTCAAGCGGCAGATCCCCTACGGAATTAACCAGCGCGTTGGGCATGCTCAACGCCGCAACGAAGTCGTGGATGCCGCTGTACTGCGAGAGCCTTCCGCACATATCTTTTCCGCCCGTCGGTCCTGGTGAACAGCCGTACCCCGGCCGGTCTCTATCCAATAGACACCTGGGCGGGAGATTCGTCATGACCACCGATATACAGCAGGTTAACGAGATGGAAGCGTGGTTTGCGCTTCTCACTGATGCGGAGTTTGAAGCTGGGTCGCCAGAGTACCGATATGAAACGCGCCTGGCCTTGGCTGACAGCATGCTTGAGCGCAAGGTGATCGATTGCGGTGAATGGCGGGAGTTGGTCGACGAGGCGGTTTCGGCTTACGCGGATGACGTTGGTTGACCGCCAGATTTAGGGACAAAGCCCTGACCTGAACACTTCAGGCAGTCTTCCCGCAGCCCGAAGTGGTCCAGACAAGCGGTGCACTTGGTGAATTGGGCGCATTGCAGTAGGGGCCTGGTCTTGCGGTAACTTTCAAAATCATGCTCCTCCAAGGCGACCTGGGCGCAATCTACTAGCGCCCGATAGGTGTCCGTGTCGCTGATGATTGGATAAACCTTCCCATTGATAACTTGTGCAGTCTGCACCAAGTCGTACAGCTCACCGGATGGTGCGATCAGCAGCAGCCCCTCTAAAGCCCAGGCCTTATTGCTATTACGGAGCTCCAGGCGACGGTCACGTTTGGTACCAACCACCTTTCCATCAAACCCACACGCACCTGGGCCAGTGACTGAATAGTACGTGTTGGACATTATCCGCCCAATGCACTCCGATCCGGCTCTGGGCACTACATCGTAGTGTCCACCAAACATGTATCCCTCAGCGTCGGTAGCCAGTTCTTCGACGGCATGCCAATAGGCCGCGTCAGCCAACTCGTCCATTTCCATCTTTTCCATTTGATCAACCACCCCTGCCTCCAGCATGTCGTGGGTTTCCCACCGGCACATAGATCTGTGAGCCTCGGGGTTATCCATTCGGCTAAGACCGTCTTCAAGGATCAGACGCCATTTGGCGAGCCAAGCCGTTTTGAGTTCTAAGGGGGTCATGCGATTGACTGCTTATTAACACTGTATGCGCATACAGTAATCGAGGTTTGCAACGTGCGCGATTTGAGGCGACGAGCTGTAGGCAGTGAGGCGGACAGGGGAGGAAAAAATGAGCGGGGGGAGGATGAAAGTTTGCGCTTCTATAGCGTGAAGAAACCCATCCCAACATAGCATTTCGGTGACGGCACGGCAATCGAAAGCAGGGCGTCAGCCAGTAAATACGGGCCTTAACCCGTTGGCCGGCGTGTCGTGGCTCGGCGGCGTCAGGGCACGTCGCCGGCCCGATGCGCACGCCCACGGTGCGGGGGTGTGGCGTGCCACAAGTTGCCGGGGAAATGACGTGCTACAGGCGGTCGGTAGGATGGTCTGCACCTGGCGCGCGCCGTCGTCCCCCCACCTCGCCTGCGGGCTAAATGGGTCGTTTTTTCTGCGGCCCTGCGTACCACTCTCGGCGGCTCAGGCTGGGCGCTTGCTTGGCGTTTTGGAGGGGGCAGAAACCTGCGGAACCCTGCGAGGGTGGATGTTTTACGCAACGCTTATAAGCACGCACGAACGGCTGAAATCAGAAGGTGCCTCGGGAAAAGGGTTAGTTTTTTTTTGAAGGGGGGCTTTGGGCTTGGAAGGCCCGTGTTTGTTGGGCTTGAGACCTAACTTTGATGGGTTAGGTTGGGTTAGTTCAAAGGTTAGTAATTCGTAAGTGACTGTTTTTAAAGGAATTAATATATTGAATATTTAACGCTAATAAAGGTTAGGAAATAACCAGAATTAACCCAAAAGCTAACCTTGCCAACCCTTCGGAAAGCCACAACAGACAAGGCTTTCAGGGCGCTCTGCAAAAAACTAACCCTCCTAACCTCCTTCCCTTGGGTCAACATGAAAACGCTAGAGGTGCCTTAGACGGGCCGCTTTTGAAGCTGCGTGCGAAGTTGCGCAGTACTAACGAACTTTACGTGCACGCACCCGCACTCTCACCCTTACAGCGTCAGATGTTGACGTTTCCAGGTGAGCGTTTTCCTAGTTGCCAGAGATACATGAATACAGTCAGGCAAGATTTGGTGCACAAATGTTGCGGGCTGTGGTCTCAATGCGTATAAAAAAGGCCTCCGGATTGAGGCCGTTATTATATAAACTGTATTTCCTACCAATTACTATGACCACAATCCGGCCGCAAGCTGCGCTTACCCTCAAGCGCTGGAGATTCGACGTTGAAACTTAATCGGCGAGGCCAAGCTTTCTGCTAAACCAGTAATAATTCGTATAGTCGAATGTATCTCCATACAGTTCATCTATTCTCGCTTTGATAATCGTATAATCATGTCGCGCGCGGCCTCTATCGTGGCACTGAGGGTTGTTTTCGATTTGTTCGGCTAGATACTTAATTGAGTTTTCATTGAATAATTTTATGTACTGAGGGATCGCCACTTGAAAGCGCGAGTCGGCTTGGTCATAACTTGTACTGACTCCATAGTACGTTGAAGCGATCACACAGAATTTCTCTTGCCACTCCTCAGAGTCCGAAAGATTAAGTATGTAATCAAATTGATGTGAGGTAAATATTGGTTTGTCTTTTGCAATCCACTCTTTTAGATCGTCGCCGTGCTTGAAAATGTTCTCCTTTACAAACCATCCTGTTGTTTTACCTATAGGGTCGTTCTCTATGTAATGTTCAATCTTCAAGCGTGCAGCATCGCTTAATAACGGGAATAACTCGGGATTGTCAGAAAGGAAGAAAATAAAATATTGCAATGGGTTGCCAGCGCTAGCTAAGTTACTAAAAAAGTCCACGTCTCCTTGTATTGTTGCAATTAGTGAGGCTTTGTTTCGTTCAGCTAGTACTTCAAGAACATGATGGTTGATTAGCCTGTTGTTTTCGCACTGCTCATTTTCAAGTCTGAATACAATCTTCCACAGCGAACGGAATATATTTAGCTCAACTGGTTTGGTTGTTCTGTCAAAATATCGATTTACAACATATTTTTTTACTTTTGATCTGCTGTTAAGGATCTCTCTGGACTCTGAAATGTCATCGAGAAGTTCTTGAAGGATATGTTGGGTGTAGAAGGGAGGCTTAGTTAATACATCGGTCAAGGTATTTCGTATTAATGCTCTCACGGTTTCGTGGTTCGGTGAGTGCAGTTCACGCTCTCTGTTCAAAACGGGATGTGCTGATAGATGCCTTTGTTTTTGTAAATATCTAAGATTTTCATACTCTGAGCTATCTAATAAATTTGTTTTATCGTTTACCTCGTCTATTAATTTCAGTTCCCAGGCAGAAGACTTTTGGTCGGTATCTTGGATCTTACTGACCTCCTCTAATATAGCCTTTGCTGATGCGTCATCATATAAATCTATTAGGTTTTGCAACTTATAAACAATGTCGCATATCGCGACCGACCAAAGCATTACTACTGCGGATCTATAGTTTCCGTTATGATATGATGACAAAACTTCTCTGAAGTATTCTTTTGTCTTGCCATAGTGAATGCTGTCTGACATTTTTTCTAACGAGAACTCGTCCATAAAATTTCCGCCTATTAGTTTGGTGTTCCGGTGTGTTAAGTTGTAACTTTAAAAGCGCGGCAATAAAGTTGAAGCAGGCCCCGTAAACTCTTCAGTTTGTGGTTCTGCAAAATCCCACCTGAGTGGCTGGATGCTATCGGCCAATTTTTTGCGTTCCGTCTGGGCAGAAGCGTACGACTTCTGCCTACACGTGCGACTCTCTAATCGACGTAGCCGCATTTTCAGTCCGCAATTTGTTCATGGCCCCTCCTGCTGCCTCAGCCTAGCTAATCCTTGTCTGATGTAACCCGCATTTTCACCAAGCGTGTGAAGCGATCCACGGATGTTGTCGCCAACCGTCGGTGCGCCACGGTCCTCAGCCCATAACACCAACTCCATTAATGCCGCCTCTAACGCCAGTTGGTTCTCATACATCTTTTCCAGCACCGCCGGCAGTGAGTAGTCGCTCGCCATTATATCCACCTGATTCACAAAGCTAGAAGAATAGCAGCAGATTTGCGAAGGGCAATAGAGCGGCTAGGAGAAATCAACCCACTTTTCATGCTCTCATTACAACCTTAAGCCTAAATCCCATGGGAACGTGTTAATTACTGGAGTTGCTGATACCGCAGCCCAATTGATCCGCAGCTTATCTGCGGGAGTTATAAGAGTAGCTTTGTTACTATCCCACTCGAAAATGTCCATTAACAGTGGACCCGGAATGTGCGGGTTTAACACGCCGAAAGCGATGTGATGAAAAGCTCCTTTAGGACCTTCAATGCCTGTGATCAATAACTCACTATGCCGCATAGAGTCATTGAACGTTAATGAAAGATGGTCCACCTGAAGATCGGCCACGACCATTTTCCCTAGCGGAGGGCAGTCAAAGTGTAATGCTGGGAACTCGAATGTTGTTTTCTCATCTGTGAGCGCTACAGCAAGCGTTAATAGAGAATGGTTAGCGTTGAATGTTAGAGAAACCAGGGAGTCGGAAAAACGATAGCCCCACCAATTTTTTGCGATCCTATTCGGTGGTCCAAGTTGCTCCTTAATCCATTCCGCAGGCGCTCCCAATTCAATACCCGTGAAGATGTTTTCAGGCGTTTTTCGTGCCTGTAGCAGCACAGACGGTCGGCCAAGTCTGGATCTCAAAGTCCTAATGCCTTGACGTCCCATCGCTAGCCATAGAAGGACAGCGCTCCCGAGAAACCCACCGATGGCGTTTATTGCAATATCAGCAAGATGCAGGTAGTTAGCTAAATTAATGAATGTGTTCAT